GATTGGACACCAAATAGATTCACCCGTACTAACTGGTTCTAACCAGCTTAATATAGGAAACCTTATTTTTGGGACAGGTTTAGGTTATGGTTCAACAATGGCTACGGGCAACGTCGGCATCGGAACAGTGACCCCCTCATATAAGTTGGATGTGAATGGAAATATAAACATAGATAATACTTCGGCGTATCTTTACGATGGAGTTCAGGCTTTGAAATTAGATAAGGGAACAGATGTTTTTTATGCAAGTACTTTTTTAGGTTTTAATGCAGGAAATTCAGGTTCTACAAAACAGACAGCATTAGGTGCTTTTGCAGGTTGGTCAAATACAGGAGCTGAACAAATAGCTGTAGGTTATAGTGCAGGTTCTTCAAACACAGGAGATTATCAAACAACAATAGGAGAAAATTCAGGACTTTTCAATTCAGGGCTTTATCAAACAGCTTTAGGTTATGGAGCTGGTGGTTCAAACTCAGGAGATTATCAAGTAGCCATAGGAGATTTTGCAGGAACTTCAAATACGGGAAATAATACAGTGTTTGTTGGTTATAATGCAGGGAACGGAAATACAGCAAATGATGTTGTAGGAATAGGTTATCAAGCTGGGAAAGATAACACTGTTGCCAATCAGTTCATAGTTAAACAGGCAAATATAAATTCAATTCCTTTAATTCAAGGTGATTTTGCTACTGGTTATGTCGGAATCGGAACGACTTCGCCTGACGGGATTTTAGATGTATCAGGGAGTACTACTAATGAATTCTTTTTACCTGCTCCTACTACTATACCAATAGATGCAGATTTAGATACAAATCAATGGACAGCAGCAGTTGATGAAACAGGAAATACATTAACATTTAAAGTTAAATATAGTAATGGTACAGTAAAAACTGGAACTGTTGCATTAATATAAAAAAGGAGGTAAGTAATATGATAGTAGAAAAACAAAATAATGATATACATAATGCACAACAGTATAATTTTTATACTTTAGAACAAGCAATTGATTCTGAAGGTAATGCTGTAAAAGTTCGAAAATTAGTTGAAACATCTACATTAGAACAATTACAAAATCGTGAATCAACATTACAAAATCAGTTAGATTTAGTTAAAAAACAAATTGCTGAGATTAAAAATTTATAAATAATTATATTTATAAAGGTTAAAATACTATATATTATAAGGAGGATTATAAAGTATGACAGAAAAAACGTTATCTGAACTGAAAGCTGAAGTTTATGATTTGTTAGTTGAACAGCAAAGAATAAACTTAAGACTTCAAGAAGTTAATTCTAAAATTGCAAGTTTAGAATCAGCTCAAGCAAAAAAAGTTTCTAAAAAACAATAATTTTTATTTTATTTTAATTTTTTATTTTTTATATTACTATATAGTATATTTTTAAATATTTATAAACTACTTTTTATTAATTTATCTATAATTAAAATGTTAAGCTATATAAATTAAAATGCCAAAAGCGTTTGATAAACTCAGAAAAGCAATAAAACAGCAATTAATTTCACAAGGTAGAAGTGAAAAAGATGCTGAAAATAGTTCTTGGGCAATTGCAACAGCACAATGGAAAAAGTCTCATGGTGGCAAAGCTCCATCTAGAGAAAATTATGAAGAAGAAATGCTAGATGAAGAAGGCAGATACATTGTTGCAGAAAATGCAAAAATATTTATTGAAGCTGGAATAAATACAATTGAAGAATGAATAAAAAATTAACTATTTCTGGTATTGCAGTCAAAGAAGGTATTTCACGAAATAAAAGAAAATATATAGCAAAAGAATTAGAAAAATTTACTCCTTCTATGATTGACAGACCAATTTTAAAAGACCATGAAGGTGTAACCGATAATGTAATAGGAAAAATTACTGAAGCTATTTATGACGAAAATACTAAATCTGTAAAATATTCTGGATGGATTAAAGAAGACGGAACTGGGATTATAGATAAAATTAAAGATGGAAGAATTAAAGAAGTTAGTATCGGGGCATTAGCAGGAAAAGTTGTTAAAGAAAATAAAGATGATGATATTATTATACCAACAGATATGGAAGCATTAGAATTATCAACAACACCAGTTCCTGGAAATAAAGGAACATCTATTGCATTTGAAAATAAAAAATATACTAGTGAGGAGTTAAATGAAATGATTAGTGAATATGAAAAAGAAGCTCAGATTACTGGAATGGAAACTAAGAGAAAACAAATGGGTATGAGCGTTAGTCAATTTTATGCTGCACCAAGAGACCCGCCAAGTTCAAGTGCGCTACCAATTTTTGATGCTTCGCATGTAAGAAATGCTATGGCAAGATTTAATCAAACGCATTTTAATAATCCTGGAGAAAAAAGAAGAGCACATGCTGCAATAATGAGAGCAGCTAAAAAATTTAAAATAGATGTTTCAAATTTTGAATCAATATCACAGTCTTACGACATAATAGATAATGATGAAAAGGAGGATATGAGTATGGAAAACCCTAATAGTAACATAAGTGGTGAAAGCAATCAAGCTGAACTTAAAGAACTTAAAGCAACTATTGAGTCATTGAAAGCAGATAATGAAGCTCTTGAAAAAGAGAAAGCTGAACTTTTAGAAAATCAAAGAAAAAGTGCTATTAAAGCATATAAAAAACTTTGTGAATCTAAAGGAATAAAAGCAAAAGATTTATCTGAAGCTGATATGACTATGATTAAGTTTGCAACTGAAATGGTTGAAGAATTACCAGAAGCTGAAGATGAAAAAGAATCTGAAGAAGAAAAACCTGAAGATAAAGCTAAAGAAGCTGAAGCTGAAGATAAGTCATCAGAAGATGAAAAAGCATCTGAAGAAAAGGTAACTAAGAAACCTATTGCAGAAACTAAATCAAAAACCGCAAAAGTTGATAAAGAAGTTACAGAAAGTTTTGAAGGATATGCAATTACTACGGAAGATGTTAACGGAGGAGTAGCTCTATACAAACATTATTAAATGGCAGGAAATCCATTAGGTTTTGTGCAAAGTAATGATTTTGGTAATCCTAAAGTGCTTACTGGCGTAGCTAGAGAAGCTATTACAGGAGGGCAATTTTTAGGTGTTTCAGGAGCAACTGGAGTAGTTAGTTCAGGATTAAGTTCTTATACTAACTCAGATGTAGCTTTTTATGTAGCAGACACAGCAGCTAATGTTGTTGGTGTTGCATTAAATTCTGCAAGTTCAGGGGCAAATGTTAGTGCAGCTGTTGACGGCGTTATATTGGCTAAGTGTGGTGGTTCTGTATTTGCGGGATATTTGTTAGAAAAATTAGCAGCAGATGATGCTGTTCAGAATTTAGGTTCACAAGTAGTTCCAGCAAATGCACAAGATGCATCAATAGCAGGTAAAGCAATCGGAAGAGCATACACAGCAGGAGCAAGCGGAGGTTTTGCATTAGTACGAATTAATCCGTAAAAATGGCAGAAATGAAATACGTAAAAGAATTGTTAAGTACAGGGATAGCTACTGAAGGTAGTCTTTTAATCGCAAAAAAGATTCTAGATAAGTTAGTGGAAGAAGTTTCAAAAAGACTTATTCCAAGAACGGAAGCAGCATTGGTAATAGGACCAAGTATGATTCCGGGTTCAAGTATAGATGTAGATACTGAAGACCCTAATACATTAAAGATTAGGCAAATTGGTGAAGGTGCAGATATTACTTTGGATAATCAAAGTTATTCAAGTGTAAATATTAAACCTAAGAAATACGGAGTTGGAATTAGAATTACTAATGAAATGCTAGAAGACGGTAAATGGAATCTTTTAGAGAGAAATCTGATGACTGCAGCTAAGAGGTTTGCTGAAAATGAAACAAGTTTAATTTTAACTCAACTTGATTCAGCAGCAACAGTTAACGCTGGAGGAACAGCATATACAATTGCTGACCTTACAACTCAGATGCAAGATTTAGAAGATAGTGACTACAATCCAACAACTTTATTGGTAGGAAACGAAGTATTACATGATTTAAGAAACATTAGTACATTTGTTGACGCAAATACACTTGGAAGCAGAGAAATGTTAGAAACTGGTTTTGTCGGTAAAATTTACGGACTTAACGTTATGAGATTCTCAACAAACGCTGCACCAAGCACAGCTTACAGCAAATATGCATATGTATTCGATAATAGTCAAGCATATTACATTGTTGAAAAGAGACCAATTTCAGTTGAAAGATTTGACCTTCAGTCAAATGATATGAAGGCAGCTACTGTAACACAAAGACTAGCAGTTCAAATCATTAGAACATCAGCTGTATCAAAAACAACAACAAATTAAACATAAGTTAATATAACTTATGTATTATTATTTTTATTTTTAAATTATATTAAACAAAACAAAAAAGAAAGGAGAACAAATAAAATGAGTGGGGATATACAATTAGTTCCAGTATCTGGACTAATATTAGGAGGAAGTACTGGAAGTCATGCTGTTGAATTATCATTATTATGTGGTATTGCAAATGGGAGCGTAGTAGTTCCTATTACAGTATCTGGTAATGGAGTGGTTTTAACTTCAGTATAATTTTATATTTAATATGACAACAGGAAATTGGTCAATCGGCAGTTTTACTGATTATATAGGCGCAGTAGTAGGTTGGACGAATATTCCAACATCTATAAGTGGAACTGTTTTTGATAATATGGTTGAACAATCAACTAATTATGTTGAACAATACACATCTGATACAATTGATAGTTCAGCAATTCCAGAAAAATATCAACCTCCTATTATAAAATTAACAGAAGCAGATTTGTTAATAGCAATAGAAGCACAACAAGGTGGAGTTGATAATGTTAAACTAGGAGATTTAACAGTTAGTCAGATAGCTGGTGGCGGTGCAGAATTGGCAAAACAATTAAAAAAAGAAGCTGACCAAAGATTAAAAGAATTACAAAGAGCATTAAGATATAAACGCGTAATTGGAGGATATTAATATGAATATTAATACTTTGCTAAATGATGGTGTTAAATTTGCATTGAACTCAGGCGGAATAAACACCACAATTAAGTTAATTGATTATAGTTTTTTTGATGAAGATTATGATGACCAAAAAATTCAAACTGTTACAGGTAGTAACACTATAAGTGGTTTAATATTTCCTTTATCTAATAAACAAGGAAGCGAAGATGCTTTACTTATGCAACAGGGTAAACTATTAACCAAAGATAAAGTTCTTTATACGGGTTCTGTAAATATTAGTGGAAATATTTTAATACAAAGTGGCAGTGATTATTATACAATAATACCTGAAGGGATACATAGTTGGAGCAGTGCCGGTTCAACTATTTTTAATAAGTTTTATATTAGGTATACAGTACCAGGAAGTTTATTTTAAATGGCAATTTCAATGAGAATTTTAGGAGTTCCTAAAGCAATTGCTTTTTTAGATACTAAAAAAAGAGGAATTGCTGATGGGATTACAGATGGAACAATCAATGCAGCAGATAATTTAAAAGCTGAAGTAAAAGCAAGTATTAATGGGGAACGTGCAGAACCTCGTTCAGTAAAAACAGGTAATTTTTTGAATTCAATAAATATTATGACAAGTAAAGATTCAGCTAGTGTTGTTTCGGAGGTACCATACGCTAAATTTTTAGAATATGGAACATCAAGAGGGATTAAAGAAAGAAGACATTTTAGAAACTCAATGAGTCGCAATAGAAATAAAATAATTGATGATGTTGCACAATCTGTTAAAACAAACATATAACTATATAGTTCTTTTTTAAATATTTATAAATTAGATAAATTATATTATATAAATTACAAGTGAGTAATTTAATTAAATTCCAAGTGAGGAAAATGAAAGAAAAAATAAATAAAATTGTTAGTGAATTAGAAACTGAAAAAATTGAAAAAAAAGTTTCTGATACTAAAACTAAAATATGTGTTTCTTGCAAAAATGAGTTTGATAAATTAGAAGAAATTTGTCCTCATTGTGGTGTGAGAAATAAATGACTATAAATAGCTCTACTGCGATACATGATGTAGTATTATTTGTAAGAAAACTTTTAAGAGAAAATATTACTGACCCTTTAAATAGAAAAGATAATATAGGTTTTATTATGACTGCATTTCCTAGAAGAAAAACGCAGTATCCTTTAATTACTATAAAAAATACTGGTTATAATACTCAGTTAATGGGAATGCAATCAACTACTAAATGGGTAAATATAAATTTAGAACTGCAAATATATGCTAGAGATTCTAAAGAAGCAGATGAATTAACAGACTCTGTTGTAGATATTTTAAGACTTAATCAATACACAACAAATGGAACTAATAATGAAGGCGTCTATAATTTTAATATAAATTCAATTGTTCCAATAGTTGAAGAAGAAGGTGATAACACAATTCATAGAAAAGTAATAACAGGCGGATATAATTTAATATTATCAGATTAAAATGATATTTAATATACAAACAAAAAGGAGGAATAAATAAAGATGGCTTTATACGTTTCGGACAATAATACGGTAGTATTTCAATTTGAATCAGGAACTTATGCAACTCCTTCGGGAGGTAACCATTGGTTAGGATTAGTTACAGACCATTCACCTGCTGATAATGAAAATATTGTTACAGTTAGATATGCAGGACAGTCAAATAGAAATGCCGGTCAATTTATAAATACTTCAAAAGATTATGAAGGAGATATTACATTTCATCCACAATCGTTCAGAATGTTTGGTTTTGCTTTAGGAAGTGTTGTAGATTCAGGAAGTCCAAGTCCTTATAATCATCTTATAAGTGAATTAAATAGTGATGGTAATTATGCATATATTTCAGGTGCAAATCATAATTTTCCTTCATTTACAATAATTGACTCAAGAAAAGGGCAAGCAGATGGATTTCATGAAATTAGAACTTACAAAGGTTGTGTAGTTGATTCTTTAGAATGGGACATTAAACAAGGTGCCCCAGATGAAGTTAAATTAAAATATATGGCTCAAAATCGAACATATGCAAGTGGTACTGCAGATTTACCAACAATTGCAGATGAAGATACAAGTAGACCTTATATATTTAGTGATACACAAATACACTTACCTTCAGGAACTACTATTAATGAAGTTACTGACGCAAAAATTACTATTAAAAATAATCTTAATAAAAGACATTATGATAATGGTTCAAAAGTTGTAGATAATTTTACACCAATTAACAGAGATTATGAAGTTTCATTAACTGTGGATGCAAATAGTACTTGGGGTAAAACAATTCAAGAACAATATTGGCAAGGTGGAAGTGTTTTTAATATGATGATTGAAAAAACAATTTCAGCAGGTAGTGAACAAGGATTTATGATTTTTAGTGGTTGCAAAGTATCAGATTTTAAAAGTCCTAGTAAGACAGAAGCAATTAATGAATATAGTATTACTATCATGCCACAAACATGTACTGTAGATACTAACGATTTAATAGAAAAATACAATCCCTGGTAAGGATTTTTTTATTTATTTTTTTTTATTTAATTAAATTTAGATAATAATAGAAGGAGGTAAAAATAATGGTATATTTAAAAAAGGAAGACATTTTCTTTGAACGAGATGAAAATGGAAAACTTTTACCTGTAGAGGTAACCTTAGAAACTTTAGAAGATAAACCACAGATAAAAGCAATTCCATTAACTAAAGGTCAATTAGCGAAAATTGTTAGTGATACAAAAGGAACAGATACTAATGTAGATACAGATATTGATATAGTTATTAGTAATTGTGTTGAGCCTAAATTTACTGAAGAAGATAGAGAAAAGTTAAAAACTTCAGGTAAAGCAATGATGGTAAATGCTATTGCAATAGCAATATTTTCAATTAGTACTAATACATCTCAAACAGAATTGTTAAATCAAGGAAAAAAGTTATTAGCCAAAAAAGAATTAGAGGATTTTCAGAATCAGTAAGAAACACTAATAGAAATTCATTCTATTATTTTATTCACGAAATGGGATATACGTTTTTTACTGTACCAAAATTAACACTTTCAGAAATTAATGTTTTAATAAATGAGCATAATAAAAGAGTAAAAGAGGAACAAAAAATTATAAATAGAGCTAAAAGAAAAAGATAATGGTAAATTTAATAGGCGGTGCAACAGTTTCAATAGTAATTAGAGCAGTTGATGATTTTACTAGAACGTTTCATAGAGCTTCAACTGGGATGGGGCTACTTAGTAAAGCATCAAAAATTGGAGCAGCAGCAGTTGCAGGAACAGGAGTTGCTATGGCGGTTGCCGGAGTAGCAGCAACAAAAATGGCTGCAGATTATAATACCTCTTTAACAAAAACACAAGCATTAGTTGGTGCTACAAAAGAAGAAATAAACAATCTTAGCACTGGTGTTCAAAAAATGGCGGGTGAAGTTGGTAAAACACCAAAAGAATTAGCAGATGGTTTATACTTTGTAGAATCAGCAGGATTCAGAGGAAAAGAAGCACTTAGTGTTTTAAATAATGCGGCAAAAGCAAGTTCAATTGGTTTAGGCAGTGTAGCAACTACTTCTGATTTAGTTACTTCTGCAATGAATGCATGGGGACCTTCAGCTGTAGATGCAACAAAAGCAACTAATGTTTTAATTGCAACAGTAAGAGAAGGTAAAGCAGAACCTGCAGAATTAGCAAGCAGTATGGGAATGGTATTTCCAGTAGCAAGTGCAATGGGTGTAAGTTTTAATGAAGTTGGTGCTGCTATGGCTGGCATGACAAGAACAGGTACACCTGCTGCAACTGCAGCAATGGAACTAAGGCAAATATTAAGTTCTTTACTCAAACCAACACCTAAAGCGACAGCACAGTTAAAAGAAATGGGATTATCCGCATCGGGATTAAGAGACCAAATAAAATCAAAAGGATTATTATCTGTATTGACAACTTTAAAAGATAAGTTTGGAGATAATACTGATGCAACTGCACAAGTATTTGGAAATATTAGAGCTTTAACAGGTGTAATGGATTTATTAGGTGCTAATTCTAAAGATAATATTGGTATATTTAAAAGAATGGCAGATACTACTGGCACATTAGATACTGCTTGGAAAACCACTCAAGAAAATTCACCAGCATTAATGTTAAAACAATTAAAAGCAGAAGCATCTAAATTAATGATTGAATTAGGTAATGTATTATTACCAGTAATAAAACAACTTATGCCTGTATTTTTAGATATATTGAAAGCAATAGACCCGATAATTCCAGCAATAGGAGATTTATTAGTTAATGCAATTAAAACATTATTACCTGTAGTTGTAAAATTAATGCCACATGTGCAAAAATGGATTAATTTTTCTGGTGAATTATTAAAAGCACTTATGCCACTATTGCCTCCTATAATGGAACTTGGAGGAACATTATTAGATGCATTACTGAATGTTATGATAGCATTAATGCCAGCAATTAAAAGTCTCGTTCCTCCATTAGTAGAACTAATACATGCAGTAATACCACTAATACCCCCGTTTACAGAAATACTAATAATGTTTGCAGAAATGATAACTAGTTCCCCAACACTAATTGTATTAATAAAAACATTAGCCGGAGCATTGGTTTGGTTTTTTGATAAAGTAAAAGATGGAATAGATTTTGTAAGAACGCTAGTAGGATTAATCAAAGAACTAGTAGATTGGGTGCAGAAAATAGAATCTGGCGTACTTAATTGGGTTATTGGTGCAGTAAACACAGTTACAGGTTCTCACATTAGTAGCGTAGGTGATGCTATAATAAAACCAGATGGTTCGGTTATAACTACTCATCCAGATGACTATTTAATTCAACTAAAACCCCGCAAACATTGGGAGGAAATAATGGAATATATATTTCAATAGATAATATATACGGCTTAGACCCTCAAGAAGTAAGTACTGCATTATTAAACGAATTAAAAAATAAAATAAGTATATAAAATGTTAATTAAATACACAAAGGAGGAAAAAAATGAAAAACAAGTTAGGTCTTAAAGGTAAATTTAGAATAGAAAATGTTACTACTGGACAAGTTGTAGAGCAAAATAATTCTATTCATAATGTTGGTTTTTCTAGTACTACTGCATTTCTTGGAAGCGGTATAACTAATCCAAATAGTTTCGGCTATATTAGTTTAGGACTTGGAAGCACAGTTATTAATACAGCAGATACAACATTAGGTAGTGAATATTTGAAACAAGCAGCAGATAGTATTGTACAAGCAACAACATCTATCGCAAATGATACTCTTAAATTTGTTGGAAGTTTTACTGCAGATGCAACAAAAACTATTAATGAAGCTGGAATATTTAATGCAGCTGGAACTAATACAGGTTCAATGTTAGCAAGAACTGGTTTTGCAGGCATCAACACATCAAGCGGTGACAAAATAAATTTAACGTATAGTATACAAGCAAGTTAAAAATGAAAATTAAAATAGAAGTAAGAAGAAGGTATTTAGTTATTTAGAATGATAGATATATTAAAATGAATAAAAATACATTTAAGTTTATTACCAAAAATAACACTACGGATAAAATAGAAGTTGAAATAGGAGATTCAAAAGTTCCAGATAAATTTGAACCACAAATTAAACATATGCGTTGGAATAATGAATCTAATGTTAGCATTAGATTAATTTCCGATGAAAAAAATGCAGAAGTTTTTGAAAACAACAAAAGAATAAAGTGGAAAGGAACCGATATTGAAGCAGATTTTTATTCAATAGAAAATGGTTATGAATTTGAAATAACTTTAAATAAAAAACCTAAAAAAAATATAATTGAATTTTCATTGATTGACAAAGATGTAGAATATTTTTATCAACCAGAATTAACAAAAGAAGAAAAGAAAAGAGGATTTATAAGAAATGAAAACGTAGTAGGTTCTTATGCTATTTATACAAAAACTCAAAAAATTAATTATGTAGATAGAAAAAAATATAAAATTGGAAAAGTAGGACATATTTATAGACCAAAAATAATTGATAATAAAAACAATAGTGTGTGGGGAGAGCTACATATTGAAAATAAAAAATTAATTGTAACAATACCACAAGAATTTTTAGATTCTGCAAGTTATCCCATTAAACATGCAGCGGGATTAACGTTTGGTTATACATCAATAGGTGCAAGTGAAATTGGTGGTGGAACTTATCAAGGTTATAGTATAGGACAAAGAGGAACATCTATAACGGGAGATTTATCTAGTATTAGCGTAGCATTAAGAAAAGATACTGGCACATTAGATGGTAACCCAACTGCTGAAATATGGACAGATGGTGGTTCACCTCCAAAACCTTCTGGACAAGAATTTTATGAAATTATATCTGGTAGCTCTTTAACTAATAGTATGGCTTGGTATAGTCCAACACACACTTATAGTTTTACAGGAACAAATTATTGGGTCGTTGGTGGAGTACCAGATGCATATTTTGGAGGACATGTATATATTGCATATGATACGGTATCTGCTTCATATGATAATGCAGAGAATGGCGGTCTATGGACAGGAAACTCTACTATTAAAGGTTCTGTTTATGCAACTTATACAGCTTCAGGTCCAACTATAAATACTCAAACATCAAGTTCAACACTAACATTAGGAGATAATTTTAATAGAAATATTCAAATAACTTATCCACCAATTATTGATTCTTTTAATTTAACAGATTTAATATCAGTAAATCAAATAGCAGACATATTTACTAAAACATTAAATGATTCTTTTAATTTAAATGATAATTTAACTATTCAACAGATAGCAAACATATTTACTAAAACATTAAATGATTCTTTTAATTTAAATGATAATTTAACTATTCAACAGATAGCAGATATATTTACTAAAACATTAAATAGTACTTTAACATTAACAGATTCTGTACAAGCTCTATCGGTACAAACATTTACAAAATTACTATTAAGTAATTTAGGATTAAATGATACGATTTCAAATAATATATTACATCATATTCCTAATATAATATTTACAAAATATACAATAACATAAAATGACAAACGTAAGCGATGTATTAAGTTCAAAAGTAGTAAAATCATTAAGTGATAACATGTCATCTTCAAATTTTACTATGAAAATAGATAATTTTGGAGGTAAAAATTCTAATACTTATACTTTAGGACAAGAAGTTCAAATTTATGCAGACATTGGGTTTAATCCTGCGAATACTTTAATTTTTACAGGAATATTAGAAAATATAACTTATCCAACTAATGCCTTAGATGAAACAATTACTTTATCTGGAAGAGATTATACTGCAAGATTACAGGATAGAATAGTAGAGCCAGAAGCTTATGATAATTTTCCTGCAGGTTCAATAGTTAAAGATATTATAAATAAATATACTGATGATATTACTGTAAATAATGTTAGCAATTCACCTACTATTATTAATAAAATTACTTTTAATAATGTTCCTGTTTATGATGCAGTTAAAAAACTTGCAGACTTAGCAGGATATTCTTTTTATATTGATGTAAATAAAGATTTACATTTTTTTGAAAAATCAAGTGAAAGCAGTGACTATACTTTTGATAGCAGAAACGTTATTAGTTCTAATATAAAAGATAGAAGAGATACTATATTTAACGAAATTTGGGTTTATGGAGACTCTTATTTAGATTCATTTAAAGAAGAATTTGTTTCAGACGGAATAGGTTCAACAATGAATTTATTATATAAACCTCACAATACTCGAGTTGATGTTGGAAGTCCAGTTACTTCTGCAATAAGACAAAGAGGAACAATTTATAATCTTTCAGTAATTCCAGTAAGTGGTGCTAATTATTTAGTAGATTATGACCATAAACAATTAATTTGGGCAAGTGGAACTACTTTAGGTTACAATTCAATACCTCCAAGTGGAACATTAACTACTGTAAACTATCAAAGAGATTTACCAATTATAAAAGTTGGTAAAGATAATGCAAGTATCTCAACATATGGAAAAAGAGTTAAAGTAATAATTGATAAAACTATTAAAGACCCAGATGTTGCTCAAGATAGATTAGTTTATGAGTTAGCATCAACTAAAGAACCTCAAAAGGAAGGACAACTAAAAGTTCAAGGTGTTGTAAATGTAACTCCTGGTCAAACTTGCGTAGTTAATTTACCACATCAAAATGTAAATAATAAAACATATGATATATTAGAGGCAACATACAATTTTAATAAACAAAATAATTTAACAGGAAATGTATTAACATTAAAAGTAAATAAAAAAATGACTGATGTAACTGATGTAATTAAAAATTTAGTTGAACAAGTTAAAACAATTCAAAGTCAAGATACTTCTGCAGATATTTTATCAAGATTTGAGTATACAACTGGTTCGGTTACTATAACTCAAAGTGGAACAATTGTTCAAACAAGAAGTATTGCTGGAGATACATTGATTTGGAATAATGAAACTTTTGGAATTTGGGGAACAGGAAAATGGGGGAATTCCGCAACAACCGGATTTGTATTAGGAAATAATCAAGCTGCAATATTGGGAACAACAGAACTAGGGGGGCAATCAAGTGCATATCAAACAGTATGGAGTGGGAATTACTATTAAAATGAAAAGGAGGATAAATTATGATAACTAATTATGGTGGAAATCAGATAGCATTGTTACTTGGCGGAAGTCAAACGTTTATACCAGACCATTTTTTTATTGGCACAGGAAGTGGAGTAACATCTTTAACTGACACAACTTTAATCAGTGGGACTGATACACAAAGTTTTACTTCAGTCACATATCCATCAGCAAGAAAGATAACATTTCAAAGTGATTGGAATAGTGTTGAAATGTCTGGAATTCAATTAAAAGAATTTGGTTTAGGTTCAAATACTGATGCTACTGGAAGTATCTGGTCAAGAACATCTTTACCATCGTTAAATTTTGATGGGTCAAATGAATTAAGAATTCAAGAGACGTGGGAGATTT